GTTCGGTATAGAGATGCACTCACTAGGCACAGCGACCTGGTTAGCTGTAGATAAAGCCAATATCTCCATGGTGTCATTCTTGTCTGTGACTGCCATTTGGCCGTACATCTTCAAATCCATGGGAGCTAAAGGTTCAGTGTTCTCTGGTCGGGAAAAACCCATATGTCTAGCAATAGCCGAACCGGCTTCAAAAGCAATTTCTGCGGGCTTCGCATATGGCCCCAAAGCCATGGAAGCCATGGATCCAAGCATCTTTGTTGCCTTTGTGTCCGCTATGGAAAAACCACGCTCAGAAGCAGCATAGTATGTTGTTGGAACTGAAACTTCAGCATCAGCTAAAGAAAAGAAAACAGTGACTGTTACAGGATCTGTACCGCCGTTTGCATGTCGAAGAATATTCAAAGAATGAATAAGCAAAGACCCTGGAGAAATATTTGTGGAAGCATCACCAGCATTCAATGCATAATATGGATATGGATAAACAAAAGGCAAAATCATCTCTCCTGTAGGAGAAGTCGCTGGATCCAAAAGCAAATGAGGTCGCTGTAAAAGCTCAACAAAGTCTGCCGCCACGGCTGCAGGTGGTTCAGTGTCAATGCGTGTGGGATCAAGATCCCTTGTTGTGTGTAAAGGAGTCCAAATGGCTGCCAAAGAACCAAAGTAAAACCCATTAGAATTTAACAAAACTGATATACGTGGTTTTCCTCTCAAACGCGCATAATTCGCCAATTTGCGCGACACGGGAACTGTTCCCAAAAAATATTCCCAAGGAGTTAGAAACTTGCCAAAAGAAGCTCCAACAGTCCAACTGCCTGAAAACACACGTACGGGCTTTGCCAAAAACTCACTGATTAAAATTGGGTCCATAGCTGTAAAATCAGAAATAAGCTTTGTGTCTAATTTCACAATATCTTTCATCGTGCCCAAAGTAATTGAATCCTTGTCCAACACAACTGTTTGTTCGTTTTCGTTTTTTGAAATGTCTGTAATTGATTCTGCGGAAACGAATGTTTTTACGTGAGTGTGTACTTCCAATACACTCCAACGTTCTGAAACCTGAAAAGGTTTACGAACGGCAAGAAAGCGATCTACTGCACACGAACGACTCGTGCAGCATACGTAACCAGACTTACCGGAAGATTCGCTATTTGATGCTGCGAAAAATGTCAGCGGGGAAGCTTCTTCACTGTCATACCCCATAAATGTGACCCGAAATAGGTCATTCTCCTTTCTGTCTGCCAACGTCGTCTCAAAAATGAACTTCAAAGAATTGTACTCCATCCACGGCACGATCTTCGGCCAAAAGCTGTCCAACGAAAGTGAACCCCCAATCAAAGGCAAATATCTCTGTTTCCTGAGCTCATCAACAAACCTCTCGAATGGCTCTTTCCCCCATCTGTGAAACTCGTACAAAGCAGAACGAATGGATCCCGGAACTTGTTGCATCATGTCACATGAAGACGTCCACATCAACATTTTTTCAATGGAAACAATTTCTAACCTGCCATGGAAATCTCTTTTCAAAAACGAAATTTCCTCGAGCGAACAAAACGGTTTTGCACAAGCATTTTTGTGAGGGTCTGTGACAACCATCCCAATAGACTCATGAAAGTGAGTTATTTTCTGAAAATCGTACTCTTGCATGCGCGAAACTGTAAAACTGTCGTCCCCACCAAAAATAGCCTTCACATTCGAAGAAAAATCCTCATTCGGAAAAAGTGAATAAAAGCAATACCTCTCTCTGGCTGAATTCATTAAAGAATTAAGGAGATACGTCAAAAAATGGCCTGAATTTGTTCCTTTATGCATAAAAACAACCTTGTTTCCAAACAACGCAGCAGGTGACAAAATGGTCGTACACAAGGCTGTCACATACACATGATCAAACCTGCCTGTCTCCACCATAAACTCAATCAAAATGTCCAAAACAAGCTTCATCAAAAAACGAGGAACTGTCAAATCCCAATGCGAATAATCTGCACAATTGTAAAACTCACCAAAACTGACCATGTGACTCATCATCTCTTCCCACTCTGTTGAATACGGATTTAAACCAAATGCACACTCCATTTCCATGGGCAAACAAAACGCAACATGCCCAAGCCACCAAAAATTTTTCTTCAAAATCAGATATGACACCAAATCTCCTGCTTGCACCAAACGGGTCTTGACTTTCTCTGCACGCATCGCCTCATCCTTAGGAAACACTTTTGAAATACTTTGAATCGCTTTGCCTTCCATTAAACTG